CATCTTAGATGAAATTTGAGCCCCTGTAGACTGTTGTTGAGCACCAATGCGTTCACGATCAACTTGTATCTTCATCGCTTCCAACTGAGCATCAGACTGATCTTTAGCTACTTTACGTTGTAAGTCTTGAGCTTTAAGTTGTAGCTCTTGTTGTTGCATTTGTATCAACGGGTCTTGTTGTTTCTGTTGATTCTGCTGCTGTTGAGCTTGTTGTTGGTTCTGTTGCAACAACTGTTGTGAAGCTTGAGCTGCCATTTGAGATATTTGAACTTCCATACTATCAGGTATAGTTACTTGGTTATCAGTATCATCTTCGCCGTAAGTAGGGATATCCATACCCATAGTTTGTTCAATCTGCTTTCTATACTCGTATCCAAGATGCTCATTAATATGTGCAGACATAGTTGCTTGCAACGCCATTAAAGCTTGTGGGTTTTGGCCCATAGATTGTTGAATAACCCTTTGGACTTTAGGGTCTTGCATAGCTGACATGTGCACAGTAATGTGAGCTTGATGGTCTTGGTATAAGAACGCTTTAACAGGCTTACCTTTAAGGATGTTTTGATTCTCTGTAACTGGGTCACGAGGTTTCATATCATCTTCCATAGGTACTAACTTTTGGTAGTTAGGGATACCTAACACTTCCAGCATTTGTCTATGTAAAACAGGTAAGTTATAAAGTTGTGGCGCACCTTGTGCTAGTTGTAGAGCTGCCTGATACTGGACGACTTTTTGTGCCATTGTGGAGGCATTAGGGTCTGATACAGGAAGTACGTATACCAAATCATAGTCAGCTTTCTTAGCGTGTCTACTACCTTCTGTAGGTTCATAATCGTATTCATCAGGGGTATAGTCTCTTATAATATTACGTAGTAAGATAAACTCTTGCTTCATCGAGTAGTGTATACGCGACTGCACTGCACTCATTACTTTAAGCGTTCTCTCGAGTACAGCGAGTGTTGTACCAACAGGACTATTAGAGGACATATCAGAGACAGCAAGATCAGCAGCCCCAGCAAAACGGCGACCTTCATCGACTATTCCTTGAAGTAAAGTTAAGAGAGTTTGACTTGGTTCTTTGTACGGCAATGGCATGAAGTTGTCACGCATTACACCAGATGGTACATCTACATCTCTCCACTCACCCGGAGCAATCGGTGTATCGTCACCCTTAACTCTTAGTCCTCTAGTTTTAAAGCCCCCCGGAAGATTACTGAGAGTGCCCGCATCAACCAACTGGCGAAGGATCGAAGTAGAAGACTTGGCAAAGGCACCAATAAGATGAATAAGCCCAAAGCAATAAAAGCCAAAACCCGGAACATAGCCATAGTGAACGAAGTGATTGCGTTTTTTAGAAGATTCATCGTCAGGGTCCCAATTTCTGCGAATGGATAAGATTGTGTTTGTGCCTTTTTCGATAGTAACCACGTACGGCAACGCTATATCAGTTTGCTTTCCTTCATGATCTTCGTGCTCAAAGCCTTCAAGATTAATCTCAACATGCATTTCTAACAGTTTGAACCGATCATCCGTTGACGCTCTAAACCCAAGCTTATCAGCTATCTTCTTCTCAATATCATCCATAGTATTGGAAGGTTCACCCAAATCTACATCTCTATAAAAGCCTTCATACTGCAATCTGCGTACTTCATTCTCAGTCTTACGCATTATGTGAGTTACACGCTCTGCACTTTGTAAATCAGCTGCACCGTACGGTACAACTATGTCTTCAGCAGGTACATACATAGCAACTTGACGACCTAAGTACGGGTCATAGTATACTTTCTTAAAGGCGTTACCAGCTAATCCTAAGCCCCATAACATGCGCTCATGCTCCGGTCTGTATTCAGTCATCACATCGGTAAGCTGATAGTTCATGTCGTCTTGAACACGCTGTGCGGCTTCTTTCTTCTCTTCTGTTTCCTTACCTATGATTTGTGTTTTAACTGGACCAGACGCAGGAAACGTTGCAGTAATAGTTTCTGCTTGGAACTTAATAACAGCCTCAGTTAATAGTGGATGATACACACCACACGCACCTTCCCAAGGCTCAGAGCGATCTTCCATCTTAAGACCTAGCAACTCAAGCCCATCAACATAAGTTTGAACCCAATCTTTCCGTGCACTTACATCAGACTCAAAGTCATTAATAAGCTCAGAAGCAAGTGATTGTAGAGCCGACTCATCCATCTCTTCAGCCAAGTTAGCACTAAACTTCTCCTCATCAACTTCTTTCTGAATTTTAAGAATCTCTTGTTCGCCTAAACTGATTGTTACTGACTCAGGGTCTTCAATCTCAATCTCTAGCGGTTCTTGATCTTCTTCTATGGGTATAGCATCTAAGCCCATCGGGGCTGGGTTCACACTCTTATCTATCATTTTGTTTCCTTAACAGCTGGGGGTAATAAGGCTAAGAACATACACAGCGCCACCTAGTAGTACAGCACACCCTATAAATTCCATTAAACATTGTCTAAACATATTCATAATTCTAATCTCTTTAATAATAGGCTGCTAATCTTGGTGTAAATTCTTCGTTCATCTCATTAGAGTCTAAACGTAAACTTAAAAAACCACCTTTACGAAATCTTGCCATCCCCATACTCACACAGTCAACATAATCATCGTGTTGCCCTGCGGGAAATGATGCCACTTCTTCCATTACTTCGTCTGCCCATCGGGTATTAGGAACCCATACTCTTCCTGATGCAAATATATCTGCAACAGCGTTTAAGCGTGAAATCTTATCATTACCACGGGTCGGTGTAAAATCTGATACAGGCACGCCCATTGCTCGTAATTCGTAAATTAGAGGGGCACCAGAGGCTTTCTTTTCTATAATCAAGGCATCAGGTTCCCAATACTTATATTCCTCTAATACGACTTCCTTGAGCCTAGGAAACTCCATACGGTCACGCTTTGCGTCCAGCATAATAATATTAGCTTGACTAACACCGTTTTCGTCAGGGTGATAAAACACACCCCATGTAATACATGCCGAATAATCGGCTCTATTATGTTTTTCAAACGCAGTATCCCACGTTTGAAGTACAAAATCGGTAGGTGGCGGGGTTTCTTTTTCCCATCGTTGCCACCATTCCCGTTTTACGATAGCCCCTTCTTCAGAAGTTGGATTCTGTTGGTACTGAGCTTGCCATTTAGAGACGTCAATTGCGTTTCTAGTGGACTCTAACTCCTCAATACTCCAAAACTCAGGCCATAATGGCTTACCTGACGGTAGAATAGCAGGTAATTCTACAACACGCCATTTATCTCCACCCCCTGCTAACTCCTTTTGTTTAACTTGTCCAGTTAAATCTCGCTTAGACCAGCGAGTCTGGATAATAATAATCGCACCACCGGGCTGTAACCGCTGTCTTGGACCTGATGTGTACCATTCGTACACCTTATCATAAATCTCAGGGTTACTTGCCGCTATCGCAGCCTCTTGCTCCGAGTGTGGATCATCAATAATCAGTATATCCGCACCAATACCAGTTACAGCGCCACTTACCCCGATTGCAAAGTAGTTACCACCCGCACTGGTGTTCCATCTACCAGCTGCCTTTGAGTCAGCCTGTAGCTCCACACCGGGAAACACTTCTTGATACAACGGATTAGACACTAAGTTTCGGACCTTACGTCCGAAGCCTACAGCAAGTTCGGATGTGTGCGAGCACTGTATGATCTTTTTCTTAGGGTACTTACCTAAGAACCATGCAGGGAGTAGGTACGACCCAAACTCTGACTTTGTATGTCTCGGACCGAGGTTAATAATAAGCCGCTTATTCTTGCCGTTAACTACGTTCTCAAACTCTTGCGCCATTCTTGCATGGTGACGCCCATATATAAAATCAGGCCAGACCTTCTGTACAAATGCAAGGAAGTTTTCTTGTGCAAAGTCACGCTCGTGGCGTTTACGCAGTTCATCAATTAGGGCTATAAGTTTTGCTCGTTCACTTGCAGGTGCAGAGTTAAGCGCAGCGGTAAGAAACTTTTCATCTAAAGAAATGTCACCTAAAGGTCCGCTCACTCAGAGTCGTCCATCAAATCATCTTCTTCAATCTGATCATATCCTCGCAGTTCTGCATCGGTAATTTCTTCCACGACTTGCTTTTCAACTTTAGCGTAGTTCTTTAATAGGCCCCTGAGCTCAACCTCTAGATCAGATGTTGGTTTATCAGCAATAGCGATTTCTATTTTATTCGTAAATAGACCTATCTCTGTAACACGGCCTAGTGTCTCTAAGGTTTTAAGTTTGGTCTTTTCGTCTTCGCTTTCTTCTGCCAGTTTAAATAGGTTTGCCAATATGAATTGGCGCATCTGATTGGTAGAATTAACTAATTGATAGTCATAGCGAGCAAGTATGGACTCTAGCGCCACCTTCTCACTTAACATAGGGAGAGCACCAGCTTGTGGTTCACTCGTGTATATTATTTTTGACTTATCATTAGCGTCAAAAATAACATCTATTGCATCTGAATTTATATGTCTCGCCATTCTGTCTACAGGTTAGGTTGTAGTTTGTTTACTATTTGTACCATGTGTTTATTTTTTTTGCAAATATTATTTTTTGGCAAGTGTTTTATTTAAAGGGCGGGGGGTGCTGTAGGTGTAATTGGATTGGGTGTTGACTTTTTGTAAATATTATTTTAGATTTTGAAAAATAGAATTTAACTGAGCGTAATATATTATTTTTTGAAAAATAGAATTTGGCTGAGCATAATAGTATGTAAGACAGCCCCGGTCTAATTATATATTTCGGGTGCATGGGGTCACTGCTTACTGCCTTTGACCTTATCAAATTGGTAACGAGTCCTTATAATGCTCTTGTCGATTTTGATTTAGGGTAATTGATTGTGATAGTTAACACGAAAAGCC